GGTGGGATGGATACGTTCCATGTTGAGAAAGGTGAAGAGAAGAATACCTATCGCATTGTTACAAAAAGGGAATATACATTCTCTTATACGATACGCGCTAAGAATGAAGAAGATGCGATGATACGAACATTGAAGTTCGTGTCGCAGGATGGATCAGGTCAATATTTACATGGTCCAATGCAGTTGGGAAAGCCACTCATTAGGGAGTGGATTGATAAAATTGAAAAACTATAGGAGGTAACTATGGGACCGAAGAAAAAAAAGAAAAAAGCAAGAAAAAAACTAACACCACTGGATAAAATCAAGAAGCAACTTGATAAGCTAGAGGCGTTGCACGTGAAGGAAGAAGCGATTATTGAAAATATCAATGAGATCATTGAAGATCAGGAAGATATAAACATGCCGGAATACGCTGATGTAGGTTGGGAAGGAACGGATTGACCAATCAAGAATTACAATACGACATCTATCAGCCTTTTGGTCCAAGCATACTGAAGACCAAAATGCCGCAAGGATATGTTAACCTTCTCAATGCGCAGGCGGATAGTATTCTCTTTGATGAAAAGCTGAGTAGGGAGCGTGACTGGTCACATAACCTTGCAGGAAACGTCAAGAAGGAAGTTGCGATTAATCACAATGAAATCAAGGGTTTCCCTGAGTTTCTTGTTGCCATGTCGCATGAGTACATCAAGCGCGTTCTTCCTGAAGGGTTGAATGATAAGGCACAAGTATCCTTCAGCGTATGGGTCGTATCGCAGGTTGCGGGGGACTTCAATCCCATTCATATTCATGATGCGAACCTATCCGGCGTGGCATTTTTAAAAATACCGCCGAAGTTTGATGAGGAATATAAGAAGGAGGACCACCATCCAACAGCTGGGTGTTTGGAATTCTTAGGATCAATGCCGAACCATTTTGCACGTCACAGTTATATTGTGAAGCCTGCAGTTGGGGACTTTTATTTGTTTCCGTCGTGGCTTGCACACCAGGTCTATCCGTTTAGGTCAGAGGGTGAAAGGCGTTCGATGGCATTCAACGTGCACTTCAAGCTGGACGGACCGGTGAAGGGAGTTAACGCGTAATGCCTTTAAAAGATATAGAAAAACGACGAGAGTACTGGCGAATAAAAGCAAGAGAATACAGGAAAAATAAGGTGGGATATAAAGAGAAAGCACGTGAGTATGGGAAAAAATATCGACTAGAAAATAAGCTGCGTATTCAGGAAGTGCAGAAAAAATGGTGTCAGAAAAATAAGTTACATTTGAAAGAGTACAGGGAAAATAATAAAGATATAATCAGAGAAAAATGGAGGACTTGGTATTATGAAAAAGGCGGAGCTGAGGCCCAAAGAATCTATTGTCGTTACAAGATGACGCCTGAAACAAAAGAAAAGATAAGTTTTCGTAAAAAAAGATATTATAAAATAAATAAAGAAAAAATTAATGAGCGGAGAAAAAATTGGGATAGAGAACGAAGAGCCACCAATCCTGTGCACGTACTGAAAGGCAACATTAAAAATTATTTAAATCATGTATTAAGGAAAGAAAAAATAGAGAAGGAAGAAAGAACACGCGGTTATGTTGGATGCAGTTTTGAGAAGCTTAGAAATCATATTGAAAAACAATTCAAACCCGGAATGAGTTGGGAAAACAGGGCTGAATGGCATATTGACCATATTACTCCTGTTAGTTATTTTGTAAAAAATTTTGATTTCACGGACATTAAAATACAGAAAAAATGTTTTCACTACACTAATCTTAAGCCACTGTGGGCCTGTGAAAACCTCAGTAAAGGAAGTAAACTTGGAGTGAGCAATGCTTAAAATCGCCAAGTATCCCGCAAAGGTGGGATGTGGAACAATTAACGGGCTGTGGTATGAATACTGGAATGACATGAGTTTTCATCCCACACTCAAGACACAAATTATATTATTTATTAGAAAATGGTAGACACGACGAAGTATAAGAGTGTGGCGATAAAGATTCCCTATTATGACGCATTGGTGCGGATGGGGTTGAACATGCATCGTGGACCGGGACAGGAAATGATGCATATCATTAAGAAGGCAGCAGATGAGAAAGGAATAAAGATAAAAAATGCAAGAATTATTAAAAGCGGTAAAAAAGATTAAGGAGATTCTTCGCAAGTGCGAAGAGGAGAATGACGACTTCGGGGAAGTCCTTAACAAATTAGGACATGTTAAGGTCTACGGGGTCCAGTTCCCAACGATGATGCTGATGGAGATAGTTGATGACTTTGCGAAAGGTTACAATGAGCGTCGAAAGGCCTCGGTTATGAAGGACTTCGATGAGAAGGAGCTGCAGGACAAATATTCCTCAGTCTCCATGAACTGGAATAACAAGGATACGATGAACTAATGGCAACACTTAAGATCATAGATATGTTTCAGGTGGAAGATGGCGCCATCAATCCAAAGACGGGGTTGACGGAGAAGCCTTCCTGGTACGTTCGTTTTGAGGACATGTCCGATCGTGTGCTGTTTAAGTCTAGGTTATTGGAACTATTATCCATGGGTTTCCGCAAGACAGTGGAAAACTTCAAGGCAGGAAAGGCCACAACAAGTACAGGTGGCGAAGCGCGCTTTTGGGTGGTAGTATTTCAGGATTATGAGGTTCGTCTACAGACGAAAGCACAGATCATGGAAGTGGTAATGGAAGGACATAAAAACAGGGATGATGAGGACAATGCAAAATTCGAACGAAGCGGAGACGGAACAAAAGAAGAGCACATTACCCTCGAGTAAATATCCGGACTGCTGGCCGATGGTCCGCATTACCTGGATGGACGCCATGGACGGCGATACGGGATGGGTGCCTCTGAGCAAAATGCGCGATGCCAAGCTGGCGACGTGCGTTGACATTGGATGGATGATAAGGAATGATGATGAGCGAGTTACAATCATTGGATCCTGGTGCATGGATCCGCAGGAGACGAAGGAAGAGGATAAGGAAGGCGGAAGGTATATAACCATACCAAAGGGTTGGGTGAAAAAAATAGAATATTTGGAAAAAAGCTATGGACAAATACGAGATTAACGTGTGGAAGGACGCCGAGTTGCTCAGCAAGGAAGTCGTTGAGTTCGCGTCCAATAAGGAGTGCTATAACTACGTGATGGACAAGCACTATGCCCCAGGAAGCTGGACTGGATCACACCAGAACAAGAATGGTGTCACACTCAATAGGCCACCACCTGGGATCAGGATAACGTGGGCCAAGCAGCATGGAAGGCACTATAGGCCTAAAAAACTAACAGCCGAGGAAAAGAAATTGCAACGCGAGTTGTACGACTCAATCACCCCTGAGACAATTCAGGAGTTGGGTCCAAACGAAATGTATGCTAAAGTAAGGAAGGATTATTATGGACACCCAGACGCAAAAGGATGGAAAGAGCCCCGTTAAAGAAGGGTTGACACCCAAGCAAAAGAAGCTCTACGACATCATCAAGGATTTCATTGCAGCCAACAAACACTCCCCGTCTTATGAGGAGCTGAAGCAGCTCATTGGACTGCGATCCAAGAGCAATATTCACGCTTTAATACATCAATTGGTGAGGCGCCACTGGATAGGAAAACGGAATGGCGCAAATCGGTCACTTTTCATCTTGTAATGTGTCACCTATAGTGTATATTTTGCTAAAATGTTTTTTTTATTTTCAAAAAGACCGGGATATGGTGCCATGGTGCCACAATTCTTGATTAACCTATGTAAATCAATGGTTTATATGGTGGCACCACTGTGGCACTACTCTAAACGACGCAAGCAACTTTTGTTGATTATAATAAAACAAATGAGTAAAAACTCAACTATAGAGCGGGGAATTAGATGGTAGATGAAAGGCTGAGAGGTGCCACTACTGGTGCCACCATTGTGGCTAAAACAAGGCAGACAGGAGGAGCCCTAAAACACCCAATTAAGAGTGATGGACTCACCGATAAGCAACGAGTCTTTGTCAAGATCTACGCTGAGAATGAAGGGCGATTGACTCCAACGGAATGCGCAAGGCAAGCTGGGTATTCAGAGGCATCCGCTAATGTGACCTCATCAGTATTATTAAATGGAAAGAGATACCCAAAGGTTGTGGATGCTGTCATTAAAAGAAGGGCTGAATTGGAGAAAACACATGAAGTTAAATTGCAAAAGCATGTACAGGAGTTGGCTAGGCTTCGCGAGAAGTCACTGGTGGAAAAGTCTTTTAGTGCTGCTGTTAATGCTGAGCGCTTGCGAGGGCAGGCTGCGGGACTGTACATTGATAGGAAAGAAATCAGGACAGGAAGCATTGATTCTATGTCCCGTGAAGAAGTTTTAAAATCATTAAAGGAGTTAGGATTGGATGGAAAATTTAGGAAAGAAAATAATAAGACTATCCTATCGGTCGAAAAGGAATCCGATAGCGAAGGACCTAAGGACATCACCGAAGTATCGACCAAGAGTGGTGAGAGACAAGACGAAGTATGACCGTAAAGCCGGAAACAAGGCTTTGGAAGAGTTTCAAGAAGTTATTAAAGGATGGTGAGGGATACCTTGTTTCACGCCTTGAAAGCTATGTTACTCCAGGATTCCCTGATTGCCTAATATTTCACAATGTTACAGGATTCTTCACAATTGAACTGAAGATAGTTCAGCCTAATAATAAGGTAAAGTTTTCAGTCTTCCAAAGGGCGTGGAATACGATCTATTATATACATGGTGCACCAGTTTATATCCTGGTTGGCGGACTTGGGAAGGGCCACGTCAAATTGTTTCATGGGGCGAGCA